GGTTGCGCCAGAGCCAACGTTATTGGTACCAGCGACGGGATTGATATTGATTCGATCCTGTCCCGAGCCTAGGAACTCGACACGCATTAGACGGAAATCGGGTGAGGTAACCCCGAAGTGGGCCTGTATTACTTCTTTATAGCGGGTGCCACCTCTTGCGTCAATTTCCAGCATCTGTTGAAGCGCGATAGACTGACGGAGGGAATTAATCGTAGCCGCCGTTGCCGTCGAAAGGTCGGCATAAAGATTCGTCGGATAAATAGCGCCCTGATAGACGCCTGCACCCGTAGAAGTATAACCGATCTGATCACCTGTCGACGATGTACCAAACTGTAGATTAACGCCGGGAACAAGGCCAGTAGCCGCATTACGGACGAGAAGACTGTTCTGAGCGCCCGTGACAAGCTCAGCAGCAGAAGTACGAACATTGGCCGAAGTACCGAGGGGCAAGGTCAGCGCGGTACCTTTTTGCGGGGCCGTTAATGAGCTCGTAAAATAGTCGTGGCGTTTGCCGCGTTTGAGAAGAACGTAGTCGGCATATGTGTCAGGACCATCATCGAGATCAACAACAACGTTATCCTGCATGTTCTGATCACGGAACCACTGGTTCCACGTCAAGTTATACATGCGATGCCAGAGCGAATTGATGTTCTTAGATGCCGCAAAGAACGGAATACCCAACTGGTTTGTAAGAGAGCCAGTAACAACGCCAGCAGCAGGAGTCGGAAGTGTCGGAATCAAGAAAGACGTAGAAGCACCAACGGTATCCTGTTCACCAAAGAACTTACGAGCATTGGACCAGACGAGACGCATAGGGCAGAAGAAGAAGAACGTCGTAAGATGCAAATTATCCATGATCGGCTTGGTAAGAGCTGTAGAACTCAGCCGAGCGAGGATGGTCGCACGAAGATTGAATGTGTCCCCCGGGAGCATGAAGTCACGATAGATGACGTTCAAATATCCGGCGTCGAATGTCATTTTGCGACCATGAGAACGGTCAAAGGACGAGCGCTGAATATTAGCCGACGGCACCATAGCGAAATTGTGCTGCATGTTTGACGGAAGGGCGTGCATTAGAATCTCCTATTCGCGAAAAGCGCCAGTAGCGTTTCGATTATTAGTCTTATCCAGCGTGAATCGTAATTACGACGATTTCTTTCCATTTTCAATGGCCGAAGCTAGCTCAGAAATATCAGGTGTTTTTGGCGTGAGATCGATGAAGTCACTCGCGCAGCCCATAAGTTTAACGACTTCAAGACGGTCAAGAGATGCCGTACCGTCGTCATAAGAGCCAATTTCGTAGAGCATATAATCAGACGGGTGTTTGTTAAAAGGGCACTGTTTGTCATTGACGGCATCGGAGAAGGCACGAAGAGCGGAACCAGCGGACGGCGAATAGAACGGCTGGAGAAAGGCTTGAGCCTTTGTGTCGTGGACGGCGAATACTTTAAGAATCACAGGTCACCCCCATTGCATTTTGTTTTTGAGAACTTGCTGACCGCTTTTCGGTAATCATCTAGAGACCATTTAACATTGTGGGAATTCACATCGGTAGGATTGTCGGCATACTCGCGAAGCGCTTCAACGACACATTCCAGATAAGCCTCGATAACCAGTTTTTCTCTCATATTTCCCCCGTTTTTAGTTGAGATATTTGAGCGAGTTTAACTCGCTCTTTGACTGCGAGTCGGTCGTCTGTATTGTCATCACGAAGTGCACTAGCTTTGACCATTCGGTCGAGTTTAACGTCTCGAAAACCGGATGGATCCACGCTTTCATAAAGCGAATCGTAAAACTTGCAGGGCTTTGTGTCAACACCTTTTATTACTCGGGAATCTCGAGGATAGACGTCGGAAGAGAATTTATCGAACCAGCCGGAGCCAAGGCCGCCTCTAAATCGCGGGTCTGGGTCATTTTTACCTGCTCCGCGAGACATAGTGACGTATTCGGGGGCAAGAACCTCTCCAGTAGATGGGACAAGATAACCAGACTTACTAACAGCAGAGCCAGCTTTTTTAACGTGATACCGTGCAACGTAAGCAGCAGAACCAAAAGTAACATCACCGATAGAAGCAAAGCCGAGGCCCCACAGTCGATCCAATAATGGGCTGACATAGATCGGCTCCTTCGCCTTGGTCATCTTGAAAAACGTTCTATCTGGAAAAGCGAGATTGAATATAAGCGCGTGGTAGTGAGGCCGAGCATTCTTAGAGCCATACTCGCCGCAATGAAAAAACGGATCCTCAGCGGGGCCACCTCCTTACGAAGGCGCTTCATGAACCGCTGAAAGATAGTTACGTCCAAGGAACGGAATTTAGGGAGATTGGCGTCGTTAAACGTCAGCGTGATAAACGAATTGTCACGATACAGCGAGGCTTCATCCATACAGCGCATAGCCCATTGGCGGGCACGTTCCAAACGGCAACCTACACAATCATTACACGGCAACTTCAGATCAAGGCAGGAATCAGCCTGCGCAGAGGAAAAGACGATTTCCCGCTTACCATTCTCCTGTTTTTGGCCGTAATAGGCCTGAACAGGGTGATAACAAGGCATTAGAGACGAATGCCACCGCGCATGGGTGCCGGAGCAACGTTTTTTGGATGAGGACGGCTCGCGTGGCGAGTGAACATACTGCGTGAGCGGCCGAGGCTTAAGCGTTTTCTTCGCATGATTTTATCCTTTCTTCGTATTCTTTCTGAAAGATGAAGTCTGCGTAGCACTTCTTGCAGAGGCCATCAAATTCCCACGTTTCAAAGTCTAGCAGAACGTTGCAGAGGCCGCAACGAACAAAATCCATCAGTAGTCCCTACCAGCGATGCATTGACAGCTAGGGAGCGGGCGACCGCAAGCGTCACAGCGGATCAAGTGGATGGGGTCAGAACACCCCCCACACCCCCCGGGACTGCCACCTTTGGTGTCAGTCCGTACAGGTAGATCAAGTAACCTACCTGTACCGGACGGACATTGTGGGCCACAAGTCCTATATTTCATAACCCCTCCAACTCCCCTTGAAAAGGGGAGCGAATAAGATTCATAAATAGAATCAATTCCATAAATGATTGAAACGGGGGAGCGCGTGCTCCCCCGAGCCCCCACGCCGGACTCCGGGCCCCCCAGAGCCCCCCGAACAACGCCCGGGGGTGAACTGAGAACGACAAGAGTAAGGACGCCCTGAGACACGCACGCATGATGCGCGCGCGATAAAAGGGCGATCTAGTCTAGAGTAATTCAAAGTTCACCCAAGGGCGTATATATCAGGCCACCGGCTTCTCAGCCGGGGCCTTAGCCGGGGAAGGGGGTTCCACGGCAGCTATTGGGGGAGCCTCAACGAGTCCGAGAGAGACAGCTTCAACACGATTGTTAGCGTCATTAAGAAAATCCAGCAATTTAGCCGGATCATTATCAAAACGTCGCCGGACTTTAGCGTCCATCGACATGAAGAGTTCGTCAGCCTGACGAACTACATTAAGACACTCACGGAGGTCTTTGGGAATAGACGTGAAGTCGCCGTATTTGGGTGGATTGGGATTGGTGTTGGGGAGGTCGGCGCCACGTTTAATCCTATCGATGATTACGTTTACGTCACATTCGTCTTTAGCAGACTGCTGAGTGAGCGGTTTGTCTTTGGAACAGTCAATTCGAGGGCCTTTACCCATAAAACCTCCTTAGTTTAGGGGAACATCGAGAGTTTGCCAGCCAGACTGAGAACCAGACTCTTTAAAGCCTTCCCAAGCCTCTTGGTCGGCTTGGTACGAAGAGGCGGCTTCGGCAGAGCGAGCACGGAACATTTTGCGCAGCCAAGAGATGAAGTCACCTCGGGCCTCAGATTCAGGAATCTTGCCCTTCTTGAGCCTTGTATCGGCATCCACGTTGGCCCTATGGGACTCAGTGAGATCGATGCCAGCCTTTTTGGCACGCATGTCAGCCATGAAGGACAGAGAATCGCGAGCACTAGAATAAACGTGAGATAGCTCGGGGACGACAGCGGCTTGATGACCAGTACCCATGGCGCCGGCTGGCGATGAGGCCCCCTGATTAAGCGAAAGCAGGGGATTAAGGCCAGCGGCCTTGAGATCAGCGATTTCTCGCTGATGGGAGGTATTGGACATACGTTCCTGAAAGTCCATTTGTTGTTTAGCTTGGAGAGCGGAGAAGTCTTGAGCTCGATTAGCGGCATCCGCCTGAGCTTTATTCTGCTTTTGAGCAGATATGAAGTCTAAAGCAGAGCCACCGAGAGCGAGGGCCGTAGAGCCTATGAACGGGAGACCTACAGCGGCCCCGACACCTCCAAGAACTTTCTTGAAAGAGAAGCCCATTAGATTAGAGCCTCGTTAGACCCGGTACACCATAGAGCGGCATCGGACGAGCGCATTTGAGATCGAACCACATGTCCGCGAGAATGTCCGGTTCGGTATTGACGGCTTTGATACGAGCGAGCGGCGGGGTTTCCTCGATGAACGTAGGTCCAAGAGTAGGCGCCCCGGCGAAGTCCTGCGAAAGGTGCCATGCTTCAAGAGAGGTCACACCCGCCGAAGGATTGCTGGAGAAGGCACCAATAATTTCGCTTTGCTTATGCCTCAGCTCTGCGTACCGTTCTTGGTAGCCGAAGACGATGTTGTCGTTAGCCGTACCATCGGCAAAGATTTCGCCCTGGAGCACAGTTTGTTCGCCGATGTTGGCGAGGCTCGGCCAATAAAGATCGTATTTTGTCGACCAGGTGAATTCGCGAGGAACGCCCTGCTGATATGTGAGATCGGCCCAGACGCAGACAAGACCCAGAAGCAGACCGTGTTCGGTAGCGCTATAGGTGAAGCCATGACCAGAGCCGACAGAGGCGCCGTAAGCCGTTAACTGACCAGCGGCGGTTGCGCCAGAGCCAACGTTATTGGTACCAGCGACGGGATTGATATTGATTCGATCCTGTCCCGAGCCTAGGAACTCGACACGCATTAGACGGAAATCGGGTGAGGTAACCCCGAAGTGG